ATCACGGACAGCTCAACCGATGAGGTTGTTGACTTAGCCAATATTGAATACTTGATGAATACGAAGGTAAATAAGCGGCTGTCGGCTTATCAGTGGAAATTTTCCATGATGGTCAATGCAATTTTGACTGGCAACGCTTATTCGCGTATTGTGCGCGATCCGATAACCAACGAACCAGCTATGTTTGAGTTCTATGCCCCATCACAGACGCAGGTGGACACAAGCGACCCCGATAACATCATCTACCGTTTCACGCCTTACAATTCTAGCATGCAAAAAATATGTAGATTTGAGGACGTCATTCACTGGAAGTTTTTCTCATACGACACAATCATGGGGCGCTCACCGCTGTTGTCGCTTGGTGATGAAATTGGACTGCAGGAGTCAGGCGTTTCAACGTTACAGAAGTTCTTCAAGAGCGGCTTGAAAGGCTCAATTATCAAAGCAAAGGAGAGTCGCCTGTCCGCCGAAGCACGCCAGAAGATTCGTGAAGATTTTGAAAGGGCACAGGCAGGTGCTGATGCTGGATCGCCAATTATTGTTGACTCAACGATGGATTATCAGCCGTTGGAAGTTGATACCAACGTTCTTAATCTGATTAACAGCAATAACTATTCAACAGCGCAGATTGCGAAGGCTTTGCGGGTGCCAGCGTATCGATTAGCCCAAAACAGTCCCAATCAGTCAGTTAAACAGCTTGCTGATGACTATATTCGCAATGATCTTCCATTTTACTTTGAACCGATTACAAGTGAGTTTGAACTAAAGCTGCTTGATGACGCACAACGGCACCAATATTGCATAGGATTCGACACAAAATCAGTAAACGGATTGCCGATTGCTGACGTAAATACAGCAGTTAATGGCGGACTGTGGACTGGAAACGAGGGACGTGCGGAGCTTGGAAAGAAACCGTTAAAAGACCCGAACATGGATCGTATTCAGTCGACGCTTAACACAGTATTTCTTGATCAAAAGGCAGCATATCAAGCTGAACATGCAGCAGAATTGAAGGGAGGTGATACTAATGCCAAAGGAAATCAGAATGGCAGCGGCACCAATGCAAATTCGTGATGGTGATGATGACCATCCTACGGTCATCGATGGGTATGCATTAAAATTCAATCGGAAATCTGATCCAATGGGATTCGGTGATTATTCTTTTAGAGAGCAAATTGACCCTCATGCCTTAGATAATGCTGACATGAGTAATGTAGTTGCGCTTTTCAACCATGATCAGAACCAAGTGTTAGGACGAACTGGTATCAATTTGCAGCTATCAGTTGATGATACAGGGCTGAAATACACTCTGACGCCTCCGGACACGCAGCTTGGCCGTGACTTGCTGGAAAACGTTCGTCAGGGAATCATCAGTCAGTCGAGCTTTGCATTTACAATTCCTGATGATACCGATGCTCAAAAATGGACTCGTGATGGGGATATTGAGGCTCCATACAATCGCTTGATTAGATCAATTGATCATATATATGATGTCTCTCCAGTAACCACGCCAGCATATCCGGATACTGAGGTAAAGGTCGGAGCACGATCGCTGGAACAGATAAAAGCGCTAGATCAGCCGCCAGAATGGGAAATTAAGCGGCGTAAGATGCTTTATCAATTGAATAAAGAGGACTTGCTCAAAAGCATCGAATAATCGGTGCCTATTTTTATACAAAAAATAAGGAGGGTCACTAGATGACTTTAGATGAAAAATTAGCTGCTGTTAAAAAGCAACTTGATGAAAAGCGTTCAGGATTGCCAGCTATGAAGACAGAGCTTCGTTCTTTACTTGAAGGTGAAGATTCCGAGGAAAACCTGAAGAAGGCAGAAGGCGTTCGTGCCAAGTATGATAAAGCTGGCAAAGAGATCAAAGATCTTGAAGAAAAACGTGACTTATACGAGGCTGCGTTGAAAGGCAATGAACAGCCGAGTGGGAAGAAGCCCGATCATCCGGAAGAGCATAGCTATCGCGATGCACTGAATGCTTATTTGCATACTCGTGGTCGTAATACTGATGGCGTCAATTTTGAAAAGACAGAAGCTGGTGAATTTGCAATTTTTCGTGCCGCTCCTACCGATGCCAGTGATGCTGTAAATGCCGGTGTCAAGGCTGCAGATGCGGCCGTGACCATTCCAGAAACTATTAGCAATACACCACAGCGTGAATTGCAGACTGTTGTTGACCTGAAGCCTTTCACGAACGTATTCCAAGCCTCTACACAAAAGGGTACTTACCCAACAGTTGCAAATGCTACAACCAAGATGGTCACTGTCGCCGAGTTGGAAAAGAACCCAGCAATGGCAAAACCAGAATTCAAACCGGTCAACTGGTCTGTTGAAACGTATCGTCAGGCGTTACCAGTCTCGCAGGAGTCAATTGACGACTCTGCGATTGATTTGGTTGGCCTGATTGCCCAGAACGCACAACAAATTAAGGTCAATACGACTAACGGTGCTGTTGCAACTCTGCTGAAAGGCTTCACTGCCAAGGCGATCTCTAGCGTTGATGATTTGAAGCATATCAATAACGTTGATTTAGATCCTGCATATTCTCGTGTAATTATTGCTTCACAGAGTTTCTACAATTTCTTGGACACAGTTAAAGATGGCAATGGTCGCTACTTGCTACAAGATAGCATCTTGACCCCGTCTGGCAAGAGTGTTCTTGGTATGCCGATTGCTGTTGTATCTGATGATACTTTGGGTGCAGCAGGCGAAGCACACGCCTTTTTGGGTGACATCAAGCGGGCAATTCTGTTTGCTAACCGCGCAGACTTCATGGTTCGCTGGGTTGATGATCAGATTTACGGCCAATTCTTGCAAGCAGGAATGCGCTTTGGTGTATCTGTTGCTGACGAAAAAGCAGGGTACTTCCTCACATATACCCCAAAAGCGTAACGCCTGACGGAGTGACTTTGAGCCAGAAAACGTTCACGGGTGGTGTCGGTGCCACAAAAGATATCACGGTGACAGTCACTCCTGATGGCGCTCCTCAAGCAGTCGAAGCTGTGTCGAGCGATGAAAGCGTCGCTACGGTTGTTAAGAAGTCCGATGGCGTTTACACTATTACCAATCTGGCAGCGGGCACAGCTACAATCACATTTAGCACTAATGGCATCAGCTCAACGCTTGCTGTTACTGTTAACGCCGGGTAGGTGATTACTCTTGGCAGATACTACGTTTGACAAAAGCCCACTGACTGATGAACAGTTTCAGGTTCTGAAAATGTACTTGAAAGTTGATCAGACAATCGAAGACCCAATGATTATGCAACTGGTGCATGACGCTTGTGGTGAAATCAGTTCGGCTATTAGTTTTGGATCAAATCCGGAACAATTTCTAAGCAATCCAGAAACTCGGGATCGTTTCTTCACAGCGCTCATGAAGCAAGTGAAGGAAGACTATGACTACCGAGGTATGGGTGCTGAAGTCATGCGCTTTCCGTTGCAAACATCAACCACAAATATCATCAATCAGCTTCGTTCAGAATTGCCGGAAGAGGATGGTGATTCTGATGCGAACTAATCGAATGACTGAGAGAATTGCGTTCGTCAGCTATGAGTCAAAAAAGGTTAACGGAGTTCCGGTTGATGGCGTGCTCGTTAAGCATATGACGGTTTGGGCGGAAGTTCCTAAGGTACCAATCAGAGAAGCAAATGATCCACAGACGAAGTTGGGCACTCGCAAAGACAGCCCGACTTTTTTAGTGCGATTTTTGACCACAGAGGAAATCCAACCAACTTGGAGAATTCAATGGCGTGGTAATGAATATCAAATCACAGGGCTTGATCCTGATTACGAGAGGCGCGATCTGACAACGATTACGGCAAAGGCGGTGAGCTGATGGGCGTAAAAGTCACAGGTGATGCTGAACTGCTCGCTAATCTTAACAAACTTCAATTTGGGGTTGCAAAAGAAGCTCGAGCGGCTGTCCGAGATGGCGCACAAAAGTTTGCCGACAGGCTAAAAAGCAAAACGCCTGAGTGGACCGGTGAAACTGATATGAGCGGACATCTGAAAGATGACATCAAGCTTTCAAGTGTCCGTGAAACGAGCGGTTTAACAGAAGTAGACGTTGGATATGGTAAAGATACCGGCTGGCGTGCTCACTTTCCAAACTCGGGGACCTCAATGCAGGACCCGCAACATTTCATTGAGGAAACTCAAGAAGTCATGCGGCCAGTTGTTATCGCTGCTTTCCTAAGCCACTTGAAGGAAGGCGGGATGTAATGGCACCTGAAAAACGTGTTTATGACATCCTGTCAGCCAATTTGGATATTGCTGACAAGGTGTATATAGGCACTCCAGACTTCAATAACCAAACTAGCGTAACTCCTGAAAGTCTAGCTCCATGGGTGAGAATCACTTCTTTGCCCGGTGATGGTGCTGACTATGCTGACGATTCTAGAATCCTAGAGTATCCGAAAGTACAAGTAGATTTTTGGGTGGACAAAACGGACTGGGATCAACAAGAAAAAATTGAAACACAGATATATCAAGCACTACATGCGGCTGGCTGGGAAAGGTATTATCGCAACTCCTATGTTGATGGTGATACCCCAGCCCTTCGCATGACAACAGGATACTTTCAGTTTCAAGGACTGCCGATTGGCTAGTCCTTTTTATTTTCCTAAAGGAGGATTTTAAATATGGCAGATACTGCTGTAACAACTAATAAGAAGTTAGCAAAATTTGGGGCTTCGGCCTTTGAATACGGGGTTGTCGGTGATGACGACTTTGTACTAAGCACACGAAAGATGCAAGGCTTATCTAGTGTGAAATTGGATATTAAAACAGAGCAAAAGACGCTGTCCGCTGATGATGGCCCGTACTTGATTCTTTCTGGTGGTATCACAGAAGCAACCGAAACAATCGAAATGTACGATGTTGATTCCGTCATGAAGTCTGATTTATTTGGCATTAAGGTTGTTAATGGGGTTGAAGTATATCCAAAGAACCTTAACCCTAATTACGCCGCAACTTTGTTCCGTACAAAGCTCTCAAATGGTAAATACGTTTGGGTTGGTATGCTCAAGGGAATGTTCTCACTTCCGGGCGTTGATACCAAGACTGTTGACGGCACACCAGATCCAAGTGCTGACAGTATCGAAGGCTCATTTATTCCTCGAGGTGACCAAGACACTGGCAATGTTGTGTTGATTGGTCGTGAAGACAACGATGGATTCGATTTTGATAAGTTCCACGGATATGTATTCCCTAAGACTGCTGAAGACGCGACTATTGCCCCAAAAGCGTAGTCGGTGTCAGCTTTGAGAACAGTTCGATTAATCTTGCGGTTGGCGCATCTACAGCGTTGAAAGTGCAAATTAATCCGGCTGATGCCGCAAATAAACAAGTTGCTTTCAAAACGTCAGATCCCACAGTTGCCACCGTTTCCAGTGATGGAACTGTGGCTGGTGTAAAGGCAGGGTCTGCAACCGTAACAGTCACAACTGACGATGGTGGTAAAACTGCCACCGCAACGATTACTGTGGCTTAGCAATGAACTCGTCGCCTTGTAAATGCACAATACGCGAACAGCGGGCGGCTTATACCTAAGGAGATTAAGCATGGCATATCAAATTAAACTAAATATCAAAGGCGAAACATGCGTGTTCACACGAAATGGAGAGCCAACATTACGTGATACTACGAACGCCTTGAAAGTGCAGCAACAACAGCTGCGCATGCTAAACCGTAAAGATGGCCCTTCAAACGATGATTACGATGAGAACGAGAAAAACTTAGCCAAATTTGCGGTTGATTTCTGGAAAAACCAGTTTACTACCGATGATGTTATTGATGGCTCGTCTATTTCTTTGAAATCGCTGGATTCAATCAATGATGCCATTGGCGATTCTCTAAGCGATGGCGAAGAGGATAAGAAGGACACAGCAAAAAAATCACCGAAGCGGACGTCAAAGAAGCCATTAGCAACCTTGACGACTTCTACAAAGCAAGGCTCTCTGAAGGCTACCGATTAGCTGACGTTGATGCTATGACGCTCCGCGATATTGAAAAACTTAACCAGATTTACGAGGAACGGGAGACCACGATCGACAAGGCCTTTCCGTTTCTTTTCTAGTTCTATGAAAGGAGGTAAAACATGTTAGGAAATCTCGGACAAATTGCGGCCACCGTAAGTTTGAACATTGATCCGTTTCAAGTAAGCCAGCGAGTTTTGAATTCTTCAATTAAAGCAACTGCCGCTGAGTTGCGGGCTCAAGATGCTGCGTTTAAGGGCTCTGAAAAGTCTATCAACAACATGCGTTCAACCTATGACACATTGAGCCGCCAGTCAAAGAACTACCAAGCTCAGCTTCAGAAACAGCGAGAACAGTATGATGAAAATTCGAAAGCGGTTGAAAAACTTAATAAAAGTGAGACTGCATCGCAGGAAGAAATTAATCGTGCTACAAAGCTGCAAGCTAATGCTGCATCACAGTATAATCGGACTGCTGCCGCGGCTGCACAAAATGAGAACCGAATGGCGGCCTTACGCAAAGAGATTGCGCTGCAAAGTGACGGCTGGACTAAAGTATCAAACGGTGCATCAAAGTTTGCATCTGTTACCGAAAAGACAAGCTCTAAGCTCACCGGATTCGGTTCTAAGATGACGGCAGCTGTCACTGCGCCATTAGCTGTTGGTTTTGCAGCAGCAGCTAAGTCAGCCATTGATTTCAACAGTCAGATTGATGCTATTGGCCCGCTGCTGACAAATGGTGCAGCCGTTACTGGAAAGTTCAAAGCACAACTTAACGAAATGGCTGATGCTTCCAAAAAGTGGTCAGTTCAATATGGCATTTCGACTACTCAGATTAACCAAGGACTGGCTGATTTAGTCCGTGCTGGTTATGACGCCAATCAGTCTATGAAAATGATGCCGGCTATCTTGGACGCATCACGCGCATCTGGTGACGATTTCAACACCACGATGGATGTGGTTACGTCTACAATGACACAATTCAACGTTAAAGCTGGCAATGTTTCTAAAGTGACTGATGCCATGACTTATGCAGCTAATGCAACCAAGTCGGGCTTTGGTGACATGGGCGAAGCGATGCAGTACACTGGACAATCAGCAAATGCTGCGGGTATCTCACTGAATGAAACTGTGGCGGCAATTGGCTTGCTGTCAAATGCAGGCCTGCAAGGATCAATGGCTGGTACAGCATTCAATGCAATGCTACAAAAGCTGGCGGGAGCGTCCGAAAAAGCTGATTCGCCAATGTCTGCTCTTGGTGTAAATGTAACAGCATTCAAAAAAGGCACAATCGGTTTGCCAGAAGTTATTGATCAGGTCACACAAAAGACCAAAGGCATGTCCGATGCTCAAAAGGTTGCCGCAGTTAATGCCGCATTTGGCGAGCGCGGTGGCCGTGCAATGCTTGCGTTGATGAACCAAGGTAGCTCTGCACTGGTTGACTTGACTAATAAAACTGCTAGTGCTGCTGGCGCAACTAAAAAAGTGTCTGATGCCATGGGAAATACTGCTGCAGCAAACTTCAACAAACTTAAGAGCTCGATTCAAGTCCTTGGTATCGAAATTGGCCAGAACTTACTACCTGCTTTGACACCGATGATTAAAACTGCAACACAGATGGTACAAGCGTTTGGAAAGCTAGACTCAGGCACACAGCAGTCAATCGTCAAGTTTGCACTGTTTGCAGCAGTCATTGGCCCTATCAGCTCTTCTCTTGGTGGCATGTTCAACATCCTTAAAGGCGGTGCCACTGTATTTGCTTCTGTTACTGGTGGCATTGGGCGAGCATCTGCAGCTGCAAAGCTCGGCGGAACTGCAATGGATGTGCTCAAGTCTGGCTTTAGTAAGACAGCCTTTGAAGCATTGAAGGTGGCCCCAGCCGCAGCAGCGGCGGGCAGAAGGCACTTCTGGAATGGGAGCAGCCATGGGCGGAGCCGCAGCGAGCGGAACAGGATTACTAGCGGCATTGGGGCCAATTGTCCCAGTTGTTTTAGGTGTGACAGCAGTCGTCGGTGCCGGTGTAGCCATCTGGGAATTATGGGGCAAAAAGGCTCTTGAGTCTGCTGACAGAACTTCACGATGGGGCACTGATATTGGCGCTGATGCCGACCGATCTGCTTCCAAAATGCCTCTGGGGCCATTTCTGGTGCTTTTGATGATACAAACCACACAGTCACCCAGAATGCTAAGACGATCTCTAAAGGGTTCGACGATTTAACAAAAGCTGCAAAAGAAGCCGCTGATCAGTCTGAGACAGCAGCGAAGAAATTGGCTAAGAGCCTCGGCGGTGAAGCCGCAGAAAACATTGAAAAGCAGGCCGCTAAGGAAAAAACCGCTAACGCTAAGCGAATCAAAGAGATGGAAAGCAACAACGAAAAGGCCCAAGCCATTACTGCATCGTTTAACAAGAGCGGAGCACAGATGACGGCTGACCAGTATCAACTGTTGGATAACTACCGTCGTAAAAATGCCGCACTGGCTGTCAAGACGCTACAGATTTCTGGATCGCAACAGAATAATGTACTCAAAGCTGTCCTTGGTGAGAGAACACGAATGTCTAAGAGTGCTGCCCTAGAGCAGTATCAAGACATGTGGAACGCCTCTAACAAAGAAAACAGTGCCTATAAGGCAGCGCAGGACAAGATCAACACCGAGTACAAGAATGATGCTGCTATGCGTAACACAGCACTTGAAGGCTTAGAAAAAGACCACCAGAGCAAAATGAAAGTCATCTACGCTGGCGCAATTCAAGCCATGAAAGCACAAGGAACATCGCGCTCGGAAATGCTAGCGGAACTTCAAACTGACTTCCACCTGACAAGTTCACAAGCCGAGTCTGCTATGAGCAGTTATGAGAAGTCTATGGCCAAAGGAGTTAAGAGTAATCGAGACTTTGCGGCCGCAACTGAAGGATTTGGTAAAGCGGCTCAAGAGGCCGGTGATCACTGGAATAGTCTTGTTTTTGATCCCAAGACTGGGAAGGTGAAGACAAATCTTCCTGAAGTGTTGAAAGATACGGCCAGCACTAAAAAAGGCTGGCAGCAACTTAAATTCGATTTAAAGAATGCCAAGATCACCTCTAATGCCAAGCAAATGATTGTTGAAGCACTTGCTTCTTCTAAACAATGGCAGAAATTGAGCGTTCCCGAAAAGAATGCAATTATCCGTACTCAGGGGCGTGAACAGCTTGCTGATATTATGGATAAGTTTGTTTCCTGGAATAGTCTGTCGCTTAAGGATCAGCAAGCAATTGTGAAGGGCGATTACACGCCTTTAGTAAATGCTTTAGTCAAGAGTGGAGACTGGAACAATCTCACCTTGAAACAGCAAGAAGCCATTGTTAAAGATAAAGCAACAGCGCCATTAGTATCTTCACTTCAGCAAACCGGCGAGTGGCAGAAGCTCGACTTAAAAGTTCAAGAAGCGATTGTCAATGCTAAAGGCAAGAAAGATCTTGAAGACATCCTTTTTGACATGGGAGTTTGGAACAAGCTTCCAAATACGCAGAAATATGCAACCCTAGTTTCTTTTGGCAAGCAAGACATAGCTGATATTATCGATCAGCTAAATCTGTGGAATACACTTACACCACAAGAAATTCAGGCTGTCGCAAAGGGCGATACCAGCTCTTTGGTGGCTGCTATTGATAAAGCAAATGACTGGAATCGATTAACTCTTGGCCAGCTAGAAGCAATCGTTAAAGATAAAGCTTCTGCAGGCTTAGTCCAGGCCATGATTAAAACCGGAGAGTGGAATGGCCTATCAATAGAAGAAAAAACTGCTATTATGCAGACCAAAGGCAAATCCGACTTAGCCGATATGGTTGTTAAATATGGTCTTTGGAACAGTCTTCCAAACTCTACTAAAAGCCTGTTGATGAACGATTCCGATGCTCGTACCAAATTGGAAAAAGCTGGAGTTGCAATTGATCAATACAATTTGTTTAAGAACCCCAACGAAAAAGGGCTAAAAGCAAATAATACTGATGTGCTTGGAAAAACAGAAGAAGCCAAAGGAAGCATTCAGAAATACAACGAAGTTCTACCTGGCTTAAAGCTTTTTAATGGGAATTCCAGTGGCGTTAAGACAGAGTCTTCTTCTGGGCAATCAAGCATTGTTAAGTATAACGAGGTATTGCCGGGTCTAAAGCTTTTCAATGGTAATTCATCGTCTGTTAATGGTGCGTCTCAGTCTGGTCAAAGCAGTATCATTTTATTTAATGGAACTAACCCAGTGCTGAAGCCATTTAAAGGCGATTCGTCGAGCGTTAATAGCGAGTCATCAAAAGGACAAAGCAGCATTCTGCTGTTCAATAGCAAAGATCCATTAATTAGATTATTTAACGGGGATGCAAGTGGCGTTTCATCAGCGTCACAAATTGGTGTCAATGCAGTTGCTGCATTCGGTGGCGATGCTACCATCACAAAAACATTCGTGATTAATGCAGATGTTGATCCCGCTGTACAACGACTTTTGAACAGTGGCAAGTTTGCACGAGGCACTCAAAACTTCACCGGTGGATTAGCAACTATTAACGACGCATCTGGCACTCGTTATCAAGAGGTCGTCACGCTACCAAATGGAGCAAAATTTGTGGCATATGGGCGAGACGTTACCTTACCACTTCCTCGACATACAAAAATTGAAACTGCCATGCAGTCCGCAAGAAACTACTCGATTCCACGTTTTGCTGGTGGCACCACAGACTTCGGAGGCGCTGCTAATAGAATAAACCAATTGAATCCGCAAACCTTTGTTACCAGTATTTCTAGTGGTAGCAATAGTCGTGTTGAGGATTTGCTTGCAAGACTGATCGAATTAACAACTTATCAGATTGGTAACCCGTCTGTTCCTGAAGGCAAGGTTGTTCTCGACAATGGTCGTGAAGTAGGACGGTGGCTGTATCCAACAATAAATAAATTGAAAAACAGAGACACCATTATGAGCAATAGAAGAAGGGGGATTTTCTAAGTGGCAAATTTAATATTTGGAGGTCATAAGATTGGCAGTTCCTCTCTTCAATTCAGTGCAGCCCGCGGCGTTTTTTCTGAAGTTGATAATACAACCCAGCCTGTCGGTGCCGGAGACGGGGAAATGTTTATTAGAAGTCGATTGAAATCGAGAATAATTCCAGTGACTTATGATTTTGTGGCGCTATCTCGTCGTGAATTTGAACGACAGTTAGCGCCATTGCTTTATAGCTCGGATGTTCAGAAACTAATTATTGATGATCGCCCTGATGAATTTTGGTATGCAAAAGTTGACGGTAAGATTGATATGGACCGGGCTTATTTTCTTGGCACTGGTACTATTAATTTTCTTGTCCCCGATGGCATCGCCCACTCGGTAGCCACAAAGACGTTTGACAACAAGGACCCTAAATGGAACGGTTCACCATTGAACTTGTTGACAGGAACAAGTAATCAGGAGACAAGTGGAACTGTTGATCTTAATAATTGGAATGCCCCGAGCCAACACCCAAATATTTCAGTAACTCCTGGTCAAAAGTTTGCATATCAAATTTTCATAACAAATGATAATACCGTTGACTTGACTGCTGGTATTGATGTTTTTTCAGGAACAGCATGGAAAGCCACGTATCTTGGCAACGTCATCAAGGCTGGCACTTCTGGCTATTCATCTGTTACGTTCACGATTCCTTCGGGAGCTGATAACATTGTTACCAATGCTGCAAAACTTGTGACACGAGTTCCTAATGCAAAAACAACGGTTTACTGGCAAGAAGAAAAGCTTAGTGCTGGTACCACCGTTTCTCCTTGGTCGCCTAACCCAGCTGATCCTGAATACTATGCCGACACCATCACGGTTCATAATGGTGGCACTTATCCGGTTGAGCCAGTTATTACGGCAACCATGCATGCGGATAACGGCTTGATTGCTTTAATCAATAGCCAAGGTGGTGTTTTACAGTTCGGTAATCCAGAAGAAGCCGATGGTGTTGAGCGAAAACGATCAGAGGTTGCTCGATATGAAGGCTTCGATAAAGAGCCAGCTGGTGCGGCTTATAACACTGGACAAACTAACAGCCAGTACTACTATATCAAGGCTCAAAAAAATGTCATGGAAGGTTCAGTCAAGTATGCGGATGACGATGGTTCCGCAGTTGAGCCAGTCTTCCTGCCAACCAATTCATACTATTGGGAAGGTCCTTCGGTTCATCTTAAGACAACAAATGCATCTAATGGCAGCAATACTGGGAGCTTCATAGCCAAATGGCGCTACAAGTTCAATTCTAGTGTGAATGCCTTAGGCGCCATTGAAATGACGCTTGATAATGATACGGGTGTGGCCTATCAGGTGATTATCAGGTCAAACTATGCCGGCAAAGATGATGTCGATGTTCAAGTGTTTGCGGGATCGACATTAGTTTTCCAACAGACACTTAACCGCAGGGTTTTCAGCAATGGCCGCTATTATGAGGCCAAGTTGACCAAGCTTGGTAATGCGCTCAATCTGCAGCTTGCTGGTATTGTTCAAGGCGGTATTAAACCATCTGAAGTGGTTACCAGAAATCCACCGCTGATAATGCCGCCAATCATGTTGACATCAGAAGAAGCGTCGCTTCCAATCACGGGAGCGACGCTTTGGTTTCAGCGATTTGAAAACTATCCATATCCTGATATGGGCGTTTATGACATGGATATTGAATGGCTTAACGTTGATTATTGGGCTGATCTTAGTAATCGCTTTAGTGCTGGAGACGTTGCAACGATTGATGTTGCTAACCGTCAAATACTGGTTAATGGTGTGATTAATGCTGATCTTCAACTCATCGATAATGACTGGAAAAAATTCAGGTTGCTTCCGGGTGACACACAGATTTTGACTCAGCGTTCTTCTTGGGCACAGCCATATGAAGTAGAAGTAGCATTTAAGGAGGCGTTTTTGTAATGGCTGATTTTTATTTTACCGACAGAAAATACAATCAGCTTGGCATTGCGTCAACTGATGAACTTACGTCTAGTTCAGTGATTGCTATTGATGATATTGGCGGTCAAGAAGGTGACTATCAGTCAGTTGAAGGTGGCTACCGCTCCTACAGTGCAACGCTGCATTTTTCTCCAGATCAGTCGGCTCAGGTCAAAGAAATGGCTAAGGTGGGTAATTTTGTTTTGTTCAAGGGCCGTGCTGGTGAATCAGTTTGGACAACCATTCTGAGTTCCGAGCATGATCCACTAGCAGGCACAAATACGTTTGTGGCAGAGGACGCCAGCATTGATTTAATTAATGGCACCGTTGGTGCTTATGCGGCCTCAAGTGCAATGACTATCGCTCAGTATATTGAACTTTTTGCTGGTGATTCGGGATTTGTGATCGGCTACAACGAGATTCCGGATCTAACGCGGACTTTGAAATGGGATTCAGACGATTCATCTATTCTTACCAGAATTCTGTCAGTTGCCACGCAGTTCGGTGTAGAGCTAAGCTTCCGGTTTGAAGTCAGAGGCTTTTTCGTCATCGGAAAGGATATTTATATTTGGGAACACATCGGCGGTAACAAGGGCATTTATCTGCGTGTTGACACCGATCTTAATAAGATTGTTACGACTAGTGATATTGCTGACTTGTGTACTGCTATTGCTGGTACCGGAGGCACACCGGACGGTAGTGATACTCCAATCACGCTCAAAGGATATCAATGGGTTGATCCCAATGGCCGTTATGTATTAGGCGGTGATGGCGTATTAAGAGACCCAGTAGCACTTAGAACTTGGAGTCGCTTGCTATCTAACGCTAATACCAATCCTGTTGACGCTCACATCACTCGCAACAAAACCTATGAAGCTACTACTCAAGCAACACTTCTACAATCGGTTCTATCTGACTTGGAGAAATTCAATCACCCAGCAGTCAATTACGAGGTCGACATTGCCAAGCTGCCTGATACTGTCAATATAGGCGACACTGTTTATCTGATTGATGAAGATGAACAGCTTTTTCTTTCTGCAAGAGTCCTAGAGCTTACCTATTCATACTCAAACGAATCAGGGACGGCAACGCTTGGAGATTATTTGATTCAAGCTAGTCAGGTAAGCGCCGAATATCGTGCTCTTGCTGAAACACTGGCAAAACAGAATAAGGGACAAGATGGGAAAGACGGTATTGGCATACAATCGTCTATTGTGACCTATCAGGCTGGATCGTCTGGGGTGTCTGCCCCAACAGGGACATGGTCTGATGCTGTACCGAATGTTGCAGCTAATCAATATCTGTGGTCACGAACGATCATCACCATGACTGATGGATCAACCAGTACAACTTACAGCGTTGGCAAAATGGGAGCCAATGGCGCTGATGGCATTGGGCTTAAATCATCAGCAGTCACCTACCAGATTGGCACTAACGGTACCACTGCACCATCTGGTACGTGGAGTTCAACCATTCCGCCTGCATCACAAGGGACTTATTTGTGGTCGCGAACAGTAACGTTGTACACAGATGGGACACAGAACACGTCTTATAGCGTGGCCTATCAAGGCACCAATGGATCAAAAGGACCGCAAGGCGATCAAGGGTTGCCCGGTGCCAAGGGTGCCGATGGCCGTACTGCCTATGCCCACTTTGCTTACGCAAATAGTCAAGATGGGAAGACCGATTTCTCAACTACTGACCCTAACCGCAAGTACATTGGCTTCTACAGTGACTTCACGTCTGGCGACAGCACCAATCCAAGCGATTATAGATGGTCACTGATCAAGGGTGCGGACGGCGCGGATGGTAAAGATGGGGTTCCGGGTAAAGCTGGTGCAGATGGTAAAACATCATACTTTCATATTGCCTATGCTGACAGTAGTGACGGTAGAACGAACTTTTCGCTCGATACTCCGGGCTCTCGCAAGTACATCGGTAGTTATACAGACTTCACACAGGCCGATAGCAACAATCCAGCTGTTTATAGTTGGCAACTGGTGCAGGGGCCACAAGGTGATACCGGTCCGCAAGGGTATCAGGGGCCACAAGGGAATCAAGGCTTACCCGGTGAAAAAGGCGCCGATGGTCGTACTGCTTATGCTCACTTTGCTTACGCAAACAGTCAAGACGGCAACACCGATTTCTCTACTACTGATTCTAATCGCAAGTACATTGGCTTCTATAGCGACTTCACATCTGGCGATAGCACTAATCCAAGTGACTATGGCTGGTCACTGATTAAGGGCGCTGATGGCGCGGATGGTAAAGATGGGGTACCCGGCAAAGCAGGTGCAGATGGCAAAACGCCTTACTTCCATATTGCCTATGCTGATAGTAGTGATGGTAGAACCAATTTCTCATTGGATACTCCCCGT